TGACGCATACGCTGGGAGGGAAGTATGACTGATGAAATAACCAAAGCCTATCGGGAATTGAGCGCACTAATTGACAACGGAATGCTCCGTATGGGCAAAACAGTTTGGACGAACGGTGAGCCTGATGTTGATAAGTGGCAACCAATAGAAACAGCACCGAAGGACAAATGGATATTGGTTTATCAACCAAACGGAAAAGGGTTCACAGGAGGTCATTGTTATGTGTGCCAATGGGCCTATGACGATCAATTTTGGTATGACAAAATCTCAAATATCTTAGAGATCAAACGCCTTGAAGACAAAATAACGACCTATTTAACCTGTGTTCCAACCCATTGGATGAAATTACCGGAGCCGCCCAAATGACTGATAACGAATCATATCGTGCAGCAGTAGAAGCTGGCTATGCTAGTTTGCCGGAATATGTATCAAATATGGGCAAGTTGCCTCGCGAAATGGTAACATATATAGACCCACCTAGCGGTTGGCGGTATGGGTTTCCTAAAGTGTTCCCTAAGGAAGCACATGACCGCACATTGGAATGGCTCGTTGAGGAAGGATACCCTCAATGGGAGATCGATAAGATGAAGAAACATTTTTATTGCCGATATTGGCAAGAACCAGCGGAGAATGGCAATGGGTAAAATTCAAGAATGGTATGATGCATGGCTGATTGAACGAGCCAATGAGGCCAGAGAAAACAAAAGGAACTCAAAGAAGCCAGAAGATGAGGCTCCCAAAGTTCGTTTTCCCTCCGACATCGTAAAAGAACTTCGCGCCCAAGCTATGCAATGCGAAGATAGTGAACGAGATTTCGCGACTGGCTTATCTACGTGGCCCAAGGAATCTACCCTTGAGTGGGCTGCTGCGGATTTAATTCAAAGCCATAAACGCGAAATTGATCATTACGAGCTTATGCGAGAAGATTTTAGGTCGCTTTGGTTTGATATTCGCGCCGCATTCCAAGATTTAGGTATAGCGGATGACTAAGCGGTTTCCCGACTATTGGGATCATTGCTTACGTTGCCGAGAACAACGACTAGATGAAGTAGCAGACTTTATTCACGCAATAATGAAGGAAAACCAAGAAATGAAACATGAGATAGTATACTTGGAATGCGTTATAACATTGAACGGGATTGTTGCTAGATATATCAAAGAATTTAACATGAGGCCGGTAAAGAAAAATGAGGATAAAAAAATAACTGAATCAGAAAAAATGGCGGACTTACTTGTAAGTGCTTCCCACGTTGAGGATATCAATTACGACAATGTCGTATCTGCTTGCAATAAGACAATCGGCATCATGAAAGATATTGAATATGAACTTATCAGTGGCGATTTAGGCGAACACAAAGACCAACGCCGTCTTGTGGAACAACTTTTGTCCATCCTTCATATTGGTCGGTCTTATCCAGATAACGCCATCAAACGTGCTAAAGCATTGATGCCAAAAACAGTCATAAACAGGGCTGCTTGATATAGCTTTTTGTAAGCCGTAGGTTAGGTTCATGAAATTTGACCTTGAAAACATGACCGAAGGCCAGAGGCGCGACCTGTATCGTCAAGCCAAAGCCGCAAACTATGAAGAAAGCCTTTACGGGTTTACTCGACGGGCGTGGCGGGAGATTGATTCCGCCCCGTTCGCTGAAGGCGGATTTGCGTTGCAAGCTATTTGCGAACATCTACAAGCGTGTGCTGACGGATATATTAGGAACTTAATCATAAACGTTCCGCCGCGCTTTTCTAAGTCAACCATTACTGGGACTATGTTACCAGCTTGGGTGTGGGCGCAAAGCATTAAAAGCCCTACTTCTGGTCCGGGTATGCAATTTTTGCATTCGTCCTATGCAATGGGCTTATCTATTCAGGACTCGGTTAAGTGTCGCCGTCTGATTGAAAGCAAATGGTATCAAACGCTATGGGGCGATAGGTTTAGCTTAGTGGGCGACCAGAATACGAAAACCCGTTTTCAAAACAACAAAAGCGGTATACGTAACACGGTGTCGGTTGGATCAGCCACGACCGGTTTGGGCGGCAATTATCTTATCGCCGACGATCCCAATAACGCGCAAGAAGCCAACTCAGAGGCCATCGTGAACTCAACCATTGAATGGTGGGACATGGCATGGTCAACCCGCTTGAACGACCCTAAGAACGGCGTTAAGATTGTCATTCAGCAGAGGCTTTCGGAGAACGATATTACTGGGCATATTCTGTCAAAGGATATCGGCAACTGGACGCACCTTTGTTTGCCTATGCGATTTGAACCAGCTAGGAGGACGTATAATGTTCTTGTACCTGCGGAATTTAATGACGGACAGGCAGTTATCTGGACTGACGAAAGGACTGAAGAAGGTCAGCTTTTATGGGACGAACGCTTCGGTAACGAAGAAGTCACCCTCCTTGAGAAAACTCTTGGACCATATGCAGCAGCAGGACAGCTTCAACAAAGGCCGGAACCAATTGGGGGCGGCATAATCAAGCGCGAATGGTGGGGCGAGTGGAACAAGGAAAAGTTTCCCCACAATTTGGAACTTGTCGTCGCTTCTGTTGATACGGCGTTTGGTGCAAAGGAGTTTGAAGGTGACTTTTCTGCTTGCACTATTTGGGGTGTTTACCGGGATTCAGGGCCAACAACTGGCGTTGTCGGTAATGAAATGTCTGGAAACTATACACGTATCTCAGCGGAAGAACGCGAGGCAGATGTCCCAAGAGCCATATTGATGCACGCATGGCAGGGGCGCATGGAACTGCACGAACTCGTGCAAAAGATTGGCGCGTCGGCTAAAGAGTGGAAGATTGATTTTCTTTTGATTGAAAACAAAGCGTCAGGCATTTCCGTTAGTCAGGAACTGAGACGGCTCTTTGGGTACGAGAATTACGGTGTTCGGCTTATTGATCCGAAAGGGATGGATAAGGTCGCCAGAACTTATGCGGTTCAGCATTTGTTTTCCGAAGGAATGGTGGTCGCTCCGACCGATAAGGCTGGGGACGTTTTTCGTGTGTGGGCAGAAATGGTAATCTCACAATGCGCCACGTTTCCCAAGGGAAAACACGACGACTTGCATGACACGGTGACGCAAGCCCTAAATTGGCTGCGTGGGACTGGAATGCTTCAACGTGGCGCTGAACGGACGGCAGAGCTTGCGTCAAACCGAGAGTGGCGCGGGAATAGCGAAAATGTGCCATTGTATCCTGTTTAGTTGCATGGTATGTAAATTTAACCGACATAGGAGAATGCAATGCCCAAACATACTTGGTCAATTACACTAAATCCATACGATGTAAGTGGGAAATCCCACCTGATAATCAAGGCCGATACCTGCAATGTGGATACCAGCGTAATCTACTTTCACCGCAACGAAGGTAAGACCGAGCATTTTACGTGGGACGATAGCTATCTTGTAGCGTGTATTCCGATGGATCGCGTTATGGAAGTTGAGCTTTTGGATAACGAAACTGGCGAACCTATTGGATTTGTTCCCAATGATTGATAACCCGCACTTAATGACGCCGGAGCAAATGGCTTCCATTGTTTGCCCAATGGGCGTGGGGCAGGGTACGCCGGGCCGATTTGTCCGAATTGGCAACGTAGAAGTCGGTCGGCCATGCATTGCCAACAAATGCGCGGCTTGGCGCTGGAATCGCCAGTGGGAAGAAACTACTGAGACGGTAGAACTGCCAGCAGTTGGTTACAGCGAAACGCATGGGTACTGCGGAATGATTGGCCCATGAGCAAACCGAAGTTTAAATCAATAGATACGATGGTGGCCAGAGACTTAGGTGACGGTTATATTAAGGTCACTATCGTAATAGATACTAAAATACATGAATACAAAGTTAGAAAAAGTGTTGCTGTCGGAATGATTACATCATTAGCACAAGCACTTGACGGCAACTTGCATGACGTGTAAATGGAAAACCGTATCCGCACTGGGATATTCAGATACGTTGCGTATCATCTAATTGACGATTACCACCAAATGGGTTGGATGATCGTGGCACACCTTGGCGCAACGCATGGAAAGTACTCAGTACTTATGTGGCGATGCGACTGTAGGGAAAACCACGATGACTTGGAACCATAGGGTTATTAAGTACGAAACTCGCAATTTGTTTGGCGACCCAGATGTTGGGTATGCCATTCACGAAGTTTACTACGATAATGACGGTAACGTAAAAGGCATTACATCTGATGCTGTTAAGCCTTGGGGCGACACAAAAGATGAATTACGGCATGATTTGCTTCGTATGCTTGAAGCATTAAACAAGCCAGACCTAGAACTTCCTGATCAGGACGGTGTTGAAGGGTTTGCGAACAGAGCATAATTAGCCTATACTGTGCAAGTTATTCCAACAGGAAGTTGCACATGGCTTTGACGCCCGGACTCGTACCCAACATTCGTCTTGACCAAGACCAGCAGGATGACCCCTTGAATGAGGGGCAGGACACTGTTGTCGTAATGGATGCGGACGATGATTCAGACCTGCCAGAACTGGACGCTAATGGCAATGTGCTTCGTATTGATCACGGGGACGGTTCTATTAGCGTTTCCCTTGATGGCCGTCCTATTCAGTCTGCTAAGAAAAAAGATCAAGATGAATGGTTTGCCAACCTTGCTGAAGACATTGGCGAAAACGAGCTATCTCGCATTGCTGAACTTCTTATCAAAGGCATTGAAGAAGATATTGATTCTCGCAAAGAATGGATTGAAGACCGCGCTCAGGGTTTACGACTTCTGGGCCTTAAAATTGAAATTCCGGGTCAACAAGGCACGGCAGACGGCGCTCCTGTCGAAGGAATGTCCCGTATACGTCATCCGCTCCTGCTCGAATCCGTCTTGCGTTTTCAAGCGAATGCTAGGGCGGAACTATTGCCAACGGACGGACCTGTCAAAGTAAGAGTTG